TGTATATCGGGTTGAAGCCAGCAAAATTGTTACCGGAACCCCAGCGGACCTTGGTGGGACTGTCCGCACCGGCTTGAATCACCTCAAAGTCCTGAAGCTCACTCATGTTTGAAGGGACAGCGTTAGTCTGCACGGCACCCAGTGCCAATTTGGCAACTGGAATAGTGCGAGGCTCGCTGTAACTCAAAAGTGAATCAGCAAGGTCCTGGCCAGTACGGGAGTCCGAAATGTCAGGGTTGGAGAGGGTGCCTTTGGTGCGTCCGATGTGTACGATGCCCGAAGCGTTCGTTAGTGAGGCAGGTGAAATGACCTGCACTGAGTACGCCGAAGGGACACATTCGAAGAATCCGCCAACGTCGACGCCCGGGCTGGGAACCGTCGAGAATTTCCAGCTTGACCCGTTAATCGCGTCAGTCTCCGACGGCATCGCGATGCCCACATAGTTAGACCAGTCGTCCGCGTTGGACGGAGTTGATGCTACTTTCTGTGGAGCATACAGCTGCAAAAACTCGCTAGTCACGAGGTTACGACGCGTAGTAACAGTGAGGTAGGGTCCTGCCGATACCGGAAGTGGCAGGTGTACCTTGCTGAACGCGTTGAGACCGTGTTTCACGACGTGTTGGAGCTTCGCGGCCTGTCCGTTCCCCGAACGAGTGCCGTTACGTCTCGTGCGAATTGTTCGAGACGCTCTAGCAACTGGCCGACGCTTGCGAATGCTGTTGCGCACGCCTGTGTTACGCTTGGGTCGTGCGGCGGTTCGGCGGGCTGGCATTGTGGTGTGTGTGTGTGTGGAATGTTGTGTGGAAATGTCAGTATGTGTGTGGCTGAAATTTGCAGGGCCCGCCCGCCCTCCAAGACACTCAGACCCGAGAGGTCCGATTACTCGCGCTTGACAGCATCCCCTACGACAATCAGGGATGGGTCAGCGGCCGTTGCCTCCATGATACGGCATGAGGCAAGGTCTTGTTTGCTTTTGGCTGCATTGAGTGCGACAATCAGACACTCGGTGTCTGTTGTGCCGGCCCAATTTGCATTTGCAGCGCAAATGCGGTCGGTAACCACCTGTACGCATATGTCACGATCACTCGGATCATATGGATAGGGACTAGATGTTTCGAGCTTGTACATCTCGTCGGCGGTCGCCTGTTGCAGGGACGTCTTGAGTCCAAAGATGCGCTTTAGCGCCCTGCAGTATTCCCCCACGACTGGGGTGTGGGCATCGGTTACCAAGTAACCCTCAACCTTGTTTGCTAGCCCGACGGCAACGCTCTTGTTCACGACGACAGGAATTCGAGCGATGGCACGGACTGGTTCGCAGATTGAGGTGAGGGTGTACAAAGGATTCACGTACACACGGGACAGCATCACGACTGGTTTGCCTCTCGCCGTCGGCTCCGCGACTTTGATGATCATGCCCAAGTCGCTGGCCGCGGTTTTCAGATCGAACTTCGCGTTGGCGAGCCCGTCGTCACCGAAGATGACGCCGACGGACTCAAATGCTGCCGTGGGGATCAGGCCAGCGTTGCGTGCTGCGGCGTATTGTGTGAATGCGCCAGACCAGCAGTTGCAATCGGTGGTGTCCGATTTGCC